TTGCTTATTATCGTGAGGAGTTAAAAGCAAAAGACTTAAATCCTGATATTTATGCACAACAAAATGAAAACCAAGACAACCCACACAAAACAAAACATGTTGACGCATGTATGAAAGCATTAGGTCATAGTGGTAATAGTTATCATGGCGATAGGAATAATGCTATTGGTATGGCAAAAGAATTTGACAATCCATACTATCTTGATGTTATTGGAACATCTTATTGTCGTTCACGTGCTATTGCTTGTACTAAAGATGAGTATTCTAAATTTGAGGAGTGGCGAATTGCTAAAGCAAATTTAGTTGCGAAACACCAAACGTGGATTGATACAATCACTAAACAATGCGATCAGTTAAAAATTGGATTGAAAGCATATAGACATTTGAGTGAGGGAATAGAACTTGCAACAGAACTTGGAATACAAGTTGATGAGGCAGAACTAATTAGAACTAACTCAACAGGTCTAACAATCTACAATCCGAGTAATTTGGCAAGTATGATTAAAGGCATGAAAAACAAACAATTAAATAATACAAGAGAGGCGAAGATATTGGCTAGAAAACAATATGAAGAAAGTCTAAATTAGACTTGACAGGGTTATCCTATTTATGATAGGATAACCCTAATTAACAGAAAGAAGAAATAACATGGAAAACAACACAACATTTAAAATAACATACTACTCAAACAAAGATAAAAAGCATATTACTAGAAATGGTAAATGGACTGACAAGTGCAGATATTGGACTAGTAAAGTTGGCGACAAATTAATGACATACTTTGACATGGACGCAGAGGGATATAGAACAGCAAAAGGCAGTTGGAAAGTGAGGTTTTAATGTTTTGGATATATTTAATATGTACAGCAAGTTTTATATCAATGTTAATGATTGTAATATTACATTTAATAGAGGAGTATAAAAATGACTGAAATGAATGAACTACATTTTGAAACAATAGACAGAAACAAAGACGCAATGTTGCAACGCAACAAGCTGAAGTATCTTGAAGATAGAATAACAACACTTGAGAAATCTCTATCAGCTTTAAATAAAATGGTGGCTGAATTACAACAAGCCGAGTATGAAAGGGATATTAATGACAGATAAAGTTGATAGTGCAATTTACATTTATGATGTTGAGTTTAATAAGATTAAAACAATTAAACTAAAGACATTTTTAAAAAGAGTTAATCACACATTAAGAAACGAAAACCAGATTTACTTTGCTCTAAAAAATGACGCAATTAAATCTAGAGAGGAAGATCATGCCTAATAAACATTTTTGCCAAGGACCATTTTGCCATGAGAGAACTACACAAGACAGGTTTTTAAAATCTCGTGGTGTAATTCGTGGAAGATATGCAATATTTAATATGGACGCAGATAGTTATTGCGAAAGAGGTAAATACTTTTGTAGTACTAATTGCGAGAGCCTTTGGTTAGATGAGCATATGAAAAACATTGAACAAGGCCGGCCGGTTCAGTTTATAAGACATAGACGAGAAACAGGTGGTTATGAGAAAGTAACTGAAGAAAATACATGGAATGGTAGACATTATAGTACAATTAAAAGGGTTGACAATAATACTGAGCAATGATAGGATTATCCTATTAACAGAAAGGTATAACATGACAATACAAAAAGCAACTCACTTCAACGAAGAAACAAAAACAATGGAGTACGAAAAATCAACACCTAAAATCTGGGCACAAGATTTTTTAATGGATTTAATATCTCAATATAATTATAGACTAGAAGATAGAGGTGTAAACAATTTAGATAAAATGACTAAAAAAGAAGAAGAACAATGTATGGATCAATTAAGAAAACAAGCAGACAGAATAGCTAAAATGTTTGGCTATGATAAACATTGGACTACATAAAATAGGTGTTGACAATAATACTGAGCAATGATAGGATTATCCTATTAACAGAAAGGATATATGAAAACAATTAAATACAATAATAAAACAATCAAGCTACCATTTGCAGGAGCAGATTATAGCGATGAGCCATTAACAATGGAGACAGTTTCAAATCCATTTAGTGGTGAATCAATTGCGATGCCTAAATTTGCTGTTGCTGTTTACGATGTAATCATGGGCAGTCAACACATTGCATCAAGATATGATCATGTACATGGTGATGGTGCATCTCCGATGTGGAATGATGTACGTAAGGGTCTTGATTGGTTTAGACAATACTTTGCAAAAGAATACTATGTTCTGTTAGACTAGTCATATAGTCGAGGTGCTAACGCACCTCGACTACTAGTTATATCACAATATCCAATAGAGGTACCAATCACAAGTTGAAAAATCCGGCCGGCCGGGGCCCCCACACCCCCTTTTTTGAAAAGGGGTCCCACTACTTCAGGTTGTATTGCTTGATTTAGAGAGTTAATGGTGGTAAAATCGTTTTAAACATCGTAAAAGATGCAAAAATTTTAAAAAAATTTTTATGAATTTAAATAACGTTGATATTAGTAGGCTTCCAGCCGACATCAGAAAGCAATTTAGACAACTTCAAGTTTTACATGCTGAAAAAAAGATAAAAAATAGAGCAAAAGATGATTTTTTAAGCTTTGTTAAGTTTGTTTGGCCCGAATTCATTGAAGGAGCGCACCATAGGCACGTTGCAAAAAAATTTAATGAACTTGCAGAAGGAAAAATTACACGTCTTATTATAAATATGCCTCCAAGGCATACAAAATCAGAATTTGCATCTTTTTTATTGCCTGCCTGGATGGTGGGCCGTCATCCAAAGTTAAAAATCATTCAAGCAACGCACACTGGAGAGCTTGCAATACGTTTTGGACGTAAAGCAAAGACCTTAATTGACTCTCCTGAGTATAGAAAAGTTTTTGAAACAGCTTTAAGAGAAGATTCACAAGCCGCGGGCCGTTGGGAAACTGCACAAGGTGGAGAATACTTTGCAGCTGGTGTTGGTGGAGCAATTACAGGTCGTGGTGCTGATTTATTAATTATTGATGACCCTCACTCAGAGCAAGATGCGTTATCCTCAACCGCTATGGAGTCAGCTTATGAATGGTACACGTCAGGTCCAAGACAACGTCTTCAACCTGGTGCAAAAATTGTTTTAGTTATGACTAGATGGAGTAAAAAAGATTTAACAGGTATGTTATTGTCAAAACAGAAAGAAGCAAAAGCAGATCAGTGGGAAGTGGTCGAATTTCCAGCAATCTTGGACCATGGACCAGAGATAGAACCCGTGTGGCCTGAATATTGGAAGTTAGAAGAGTTAGAAAAGGTTAAAGCAACGCTTCCAGTTGGTAAATGGAATGCACAATGGATGCAACGTCCAACTTCGGAAGAAGGGGCCCTTATAAAGCGGGAATGGTGGCGTAAATGGGATAAAGACACGATACCTCCTCTTCAACATGTAATTCAGAGTTATGATACTGCATTTATGAAAAAAGAGACTGCAGACTTTAGTGCAATCACTACTTGGGGCATATTTTATCCTGATCAAGATTCAGGGGCCAATTTAATACTTTTAGATTCTATAAAAGGCAGATATGAGTTCCCTGAACTTCGAAGAAAAGCTTTAGAGCAATATAAATACTGGAATCCCGAAACAGTTATCGTTGAAGCAAAAGCATCTGGATTGCCATTAACATATGAACTTAGACAAATGGATATCCCCGTTATTAGCTTTACGCCGAGCAAAGGAAATGATAAACATGTTAGAGTAAATACATGTGCACCTCTTTTTGAGTCAGGTATGATATGGGCGCCAGATCAGAATTTTGCAGAAGAGGTAATAGAAGAATGTGCAGCATTCCCACATGGTGATCATGATGACTTAGTTGATGCAACAACTATGGCTGTTATGCGCTTCAGGCAGGGCGGATTAATCAAGCACCCTGAAGACTACGTAGAAGAAAAAACAGCGCCTAGGAAAAAGGTTTATTATTAATGAAAAAAGAATTATTAAAATTGTTTTTCAAACAATTTGGCAGAAAACCAAAAGATCAATTAGAATGGTTGCAGTGGAGATTTAAAAATTCTCAACAATCAGGGAAAGGACAAATCCTTAGACCAGATTTTGGTAAAAAGAATCCATGGTATAAAGGAGAAGGAGAAGTAATAGATACTAGTTTTAGACCTGATAAAAAAGTTAATATGTCTAATGAGGACTATAGTAGTTTAAAAGATGAATGGTTTACTAAAATTATTGCTAATACAGATGATGCTTTAAATACTTTCTTAAAAAGAGGTATTGATAAAGCTGATAAAAGATTTTCAAACCTTACTCAAAATCAAAGAAAAGATTTTTTAAACATGGTTGAATATAGACTTAAACATGGCAATAAAAAATTTATGAATGATTTTACAGATGCTAAAGGTGAATTTAAACTTCCTGAAGATTTAGCAGGCGGCGGTATCGCAGGCATGTTAGGTGAACCAACATACCAGGACGATAGTCATAGAGTGCCTTATGGAGGAGGTGGTGCAGGAAAACCACCTGTTACATTTACTTTACAAGGTGGTGGAAGTTATGGAAGTAATAAAATTGGTCCAGGATTAGATTTAACACAATCTGGTTATGGTTTTGATTTAGGAACTGAAATAGGTTTACCATGGGGATTTTCTGCAACAGGAGGTGTAGGTATTGGCAGAGGAAAAACAGAGGTAGACTATAACGATCAAAATGTTTTTAGTGGTGTAGATGAAACAAAATTAGGTGATAAGTGGAATGTTGGATTGAAGTGGAGTAAAAAATTTAATGAGGGCGGCCGTGTTCCTTACAAAAATGCTAAATTAGTTGATCCTGGCTATTTTATGTACCAGGAACCTGCTGAAGATCGGCCAAGCCGCTATGAATATAACCCTGGCGACTCTAGGGTTAAGAGAGAAATGGAAAGACTAAAAAAAGAATTAATTGAAGCAGGTATTATCGAAAGAAAAATATTTTCCGAAGCAGACAGAATGCCTGCTTCTAATCCTTATTTTTTAGAATTTATGGAAGAAGAAAATCTAGGCACTGGCGCTGGCGAAGCCACTCCAGAAGAGTATGAAGAACAGGAAAAAGTTTTAAGATTAAAACAGGAAGTAAAAGACGGCGGACGAATCGGGTTTGGTTTGGGAGGATTTGAAAAAGCAAGAAGATTATTTCTAAAAACGATGGGAGCGGGAGCTGTTGGAGTTGGCGCTGCGAAATCTGGATTATTTGGTTTATTAAAAGGCAGTAAATCAGCTGCAGTAAAAGATTTAACTCAAATTCCAATTCATAATGCAGAAGGCATGCCAGCGTGGTTCAAGCCCCTTGTAAATAGAGTTATTAAAGAAGGTACAGATATAACTAAACTACCACCGAATAAAGGCGGAGCACTTGCTGAAAGACAAATAGTTCACTCTGCAAAATTAGGTGAAAATAAAGGAGTAAAAGTTATACAGGATTTAGATAATCAATCTATTAGAGTTGAATATCAATCAGCTGACAATATGGGTGGTGTTGATGATGCAGTTTACTTAGAATATAAAGCAGCTGAAGAAGTAGAACCAATGTTAGCAAGGCATATGGATCCTACAAATCCAAAAGGTGAGTGGCTACCAAATAAAGCTCAAAAAACAAAACCTACATTTGAAGCAAATGAAGCTTATCCATACCAAGATCCTAAAGATTATAAATCTATAACTTTTGAAGGTGATAATACAGTAGGAAAAGTTGATGATTTATTAAGTGATACAAGTGCCTTGAAGCAGTTTGGAACTAATAAAGCTTTAAGCAAAAAAGAATTAGCAATAGCTAAACAAAAACAAAAACGAGTTAAAGAAATACATGATAATCCATCGGAGGAACTAGCTGGTTCTGGTCCAGATTATGATGATTTTGCAGAAGGTGGCCGTGTTCCGTTAGCCTTGGGACGTGGTACAGAACAAGCTATAGCAGAAAACAAAGCACTTGAAGAAGGAATAGCTTTAAATAAAAAAAGAACAGAAAGATTTAATAAACGAATGATAGACATTGCAATTAAGCAGGCACCTGAAGGTGTTTTAATGGATCCACCACCAGAACCAAATTGGAGTTTAATAGAAGAATTAAAAAATCCAAAAGACAGAGGTTTACCTCCGATAAACACACCAATGTCAGACATTGTTGTTTTTGATGATGGAACTGTTTACTACAAAGACACAGGTGAATATTATAAAGAAGATGGAACTAAAGTTACAGGTCCTTCTAAAGGTGCAAAACCTGTTCCTAAAACAATGGAAGCAGCAGAAGGCGGCCGTGTTCCGTTAAAAGGGGGCGGTAGAGGAGCATTATTAGAAGGTCTTGGAAAATTATTTGATGAGTTCTTTCCAGGAACCACGAAACTTGGACAAAGATCCAAACCATATCCAGAAAAAGTACAAGAGAAAATGGATTTAAGAAAAGCACTTGCTGATTTTCAGGAAAGACAAAAAAATAAAAAGCTTATTGATGAGGATATAAAAATTAGAGCAAAGGAACTGGATTTAGATGAGGGATACTTGAGGAGTACACATAAAACCCATATTGAAGATAAAGCAGGTGTTGGTAGCTTGGAAGATTTTACTGCTGATTTTAACAAAGAATTAGGATTAAATGTTTCAAAAGAGGTTTTAAGACATCCATGGAGAGTGAAAAGATCTTATCCATTCAGTACCCCTATAGTTGATAAAACTGGAAAATATATAGGTGATGAAGCTACACAACAAATGTACCCTAAGTCTAAAAAATTTATAGTAAAAGATTCTGACGAATTAACAAAAGAAATTGATTTCATGAGAGGTGAAAACAAAATAACAAGTCATGCAGGCGATTTAGAAAAAGCTGGTGAAGGTAGATTTACTAAAGTTGAAGTTTTAAAGCAAATGTTTGAAAATACTGTAAAACAAAGCAAGAGTGCAAAAGATAAAAAAATGTTTACAAATTTTATGAAAGAAATAGAAAGTAAACCTGAACTTGCAAATGATCCGAAAGTTTGGAACTTTTTTACTGGGAACCTTCCTAAAAATCAAAAATTAGTTGTCTATGGAGATGACACAGTAGATTTCTGGAGACAATCAGAATTTGGTCCTCATAATATTAAAACGACAGAAAAGTTTATAAAGAAGCATCCTCATTTAACAAAAGATCAAGCTGTTAAGATTCAAAATATGGAACCTGAAGATCAGATTTTTGAAATGAAAAAAATAGAAGCTCTTAGGAAAAAAAATATGCACGCATCAGGCGGTATTGCAGGCATGTTAGGTGAGTAATGGATAAGTTCTGGGAAAATTATATTGCAACTAGACCAACGGATTCTAAAGGTGCGTTTGATGCATTTAAACAAATGAACCAAGATCCAAGGCCCATGGCTCTTGGACCACGGAACATGTACAATCAAGGCCAGTTAGTTGCACCATCGGTTGATGGATCAAGACCTGGGTATAGTGGAGTCTATAAAAGACAAGAGAAACCAGGTCATGCAGTAAAATGGAGAATTAGAGGTGAAAGAGGTGGAGTGAAGGCTGCCGACTGGCTAAAAGAACGTGGATATGAAACAACCTTTACTAGTAAAACAGAGGCTGAAAAAGTAAATAAACTTTTTAATAAAGCAGTTACAGAAACCAAAGGAGATATTTCCAAAGCTAACTGGATGAAAGAAGGAAAAGCATTAGCAGAAGAATTTAATGCTAAAGTTTTAGAAGATTTTAAAAATAAAAATATGTCCAATACACCTGCTTGGAAAAAATTCTTAGAAGGTAAAAAATTAAAATATGCAGGTGTTGATCATTATAAATCACAACGTGTTGTTGTGGGCGCAATGGATAGTGGAGCTAAAAAATATGAGTTGGCAGATGTGTTAATCGATGATGCTACTAAAACTTTAAAATATACTGACTGGATGGAGATTCAGAAAAAATTAACTGTTAGTCCTGTAATTAATACTAAAAGTTTTAGAAAACATATTGATAAACACAATAAATTAAACAGTAGGGCTGTTAAAGTAAGTCAGGCTTTTGATTATTTGTTAAATAATAATGTTTCAATGGAAATACCTAAAAATTTACCTCTTTCCCTACAAGGAGATAGAGGAAGTCTTTTAAGAAAAGTAATTTATGACTTAACTGGTGTTGGAACTAAACCAATAGTAGAAGGGTTAAATTCTAACAAAAATTATAAAAAATATAAAAAATTAGTGCAATTTGCAGATCACTCTAACCTTTGGAAGGAGGCAGCAGGAAAAACTTTAAAAGAAATAATGGATGTTGCTGACTATAGAATAGGTGGAAATGTTTCTTGGAGCTATGGTTCAACTAAAAAAATAGCAAAAGATGCAAATGGTTTTATTTTTGAATGGGGTAAACGACACTGGAATTATCACATGAAAAATAAAACAGGTGATTCAAAAATTAAATTTTACTGGAAAAATAAATTTGATGCTAATGGCAACCCTTTAGAAATAGACTGGGAGAAGGTTCCTAAGAATAAAAATAGTGTTAAATCTATAAAACCAACAGAAGTTTTTTTTAGATATAAAAATCCTGAAACAGGACGATGGGGAAAAAATAATTGGAGTATGAGTTCATTAAGAACTGATGGTCTAAAATCTGGTCTTTTTAATGAAGTTTATGATGCTAAAAACGCGTATGATGATTTATTAGCAAAACCAGTAACCAATCCATTCAATCCAGAGGGAAATAAAATAAGATTTGGTCAGTTAATGAAAAAAACTTTTAAAGAAGGTTTTGAAGATCTTTCTTCATCCCCCTATTCCCATGAACATGCTGCTAAGGGGGCGAAATATTCAGGTGTTAATGAACTTCCTTTTAACAATATAAAAATAGCTACGCAGAGAGTTAATGGTGCATTGAATGCGTTAAGGTCTATGGAAGGTAAAACAATTAATAAAAATGTGACAAAAATGATTTTAAATGAACTTAGTCAAAATGTGTTTGATCCTTATAATAAAAATTTTGTAGACGATATTTCAACTGCTGGGAAAAAATTAGCAGCAGGTGTTGCTGAGGGTACAATATACGAACCTAAAAAAACAGAATTAAATATTGTTGGAGAAAAAATAATTAAAGAATCTAAAGATTTTACAGAACTTCCACCAAAGACACAAACAGGACTTCTTCATGTTGCAGGAATAGATGTAAGACACCCAGAAGGACAACTTCAATTAAGAAAATTAATAACGGCGGAGTCTTTGAATAAATTTTTAACTAGTAAAGGTATTAAAATTTGTAGTTCACAAAAAGCCAGCACTGGAGGTAGGATTGGTTTTCAAGGTCCAGTTTGTGGAGCAAAATTTGCTAGTGAACGACCAGAGGAATTCATTAAAAGAATAAAAGATTATCCTGATGCAAAAAACATTATTAACAATGCAGATTCCTCTGCAATGAAAAAAGTTTTTAAAGATGCTACCCATTGGAAAGGATGGATTGGTGGTGATATAGCAATCTCAGGTATTTTCACTGCTGGAGCATTAGAACAGGGGAAAGATCCATTACGAGCAATTGACGAAGGATTATTGTGGTTCCTTCCTGAAAAAGTTCTTAATAGTTATAAAAAAGCTTTAACTAAAGGCATGGATAAAAAAGATGCTGTTTATGTAACAAGAGCTTTGGACATGGAGACAGCTTATAATGAATATCATTCTAATAAAACTCAATTAGAAAATATTAAGAAAAGACCAGAACTTGCAAATAATAGAGATTACTTAGCTGTTATGAATAAATTAAGTTCAAATATGGATAATGCAGTTGATACACACGATAGTTTAATAGAAAGTTTTGGCGCAATGGAAAGAGAAGAAGATACCCCATACATTGAGGGAGTTACAGCTAATGCACCAACAGAAAAGCAATATCACTCTGGTTATAATAAAGCAATGGATGCTCTTTTTGAAGGAAAAGCGGATTTAGCAGTAAGGACCTCTAATGTTGCTAAAAAACATGATCTTGGAAGAGAATATTCAAAATGGTTAAATGATTTAATAGTACCAGATATTTTTCAAAAAGGTTTACCTAAAAATTATCAAGATTATACATTAGGTGAAAAGTCTGGAGTTTGGACAGATTTTTTTCCAGTTCAAAGTACTCAAAGGGGTGAAAATTTGAAATATGTACCAGCACCATGGAAACCAATCACTGCAACTATTGGAAGAAGTGCAGGGGCTTATGCTCAAACTGATTTACCCTTTGCATCTAAATTAAAAAAATATTTAGCAAATATTGCTCTTTCAAGAAATAAAGGTTATTTGCTAGAACCAACAACTAGACAAAATTTAACCCAAGAAGAGTTTGATATAGCTAATATGTATAGAGAAGGAATTAAGAGAGACTATGCCCAAGGAGGCAGAGCAGGTTATATGGGTGGTGGTATAGCTGCAATACGTAAACCAAGTGAGATTCCACCTTTAAGACAAGGGTTGCGTTCAATAATGATAAATGATAAGGATAATTAGGAGTATAAATGGCAGATATAGACAAATCACTCCCGAATGTTAGACACGAAGTCCAAATACCTGGTGCACAACCAACGACTGATGTTGACATTACGGAGCAACAACAAAGACAACCAGTAGAAGTAACACCTGACGAAGAAGGTGGTGCAACGGTTAATTTTGAACCAAGCGCCGTGAACCAAGCTCAGTCAAACACGCACTTTGATAATTTAGCAGATATTTTACCAGAAGAAGTTTTAGATCCAATTGGAATTCAACTTCGAGGAAATTACACAGACTATAAAATGTCTAGAAAAGATTGGGAACAATCTTACACAAGTGGTTTAGATCTTTTAGGATTTAAATATGATAATCGTAATGAACCATTCCAAGGAGCTAGTGG